TGTCAGACTTATCTACATCGCCATCGTTATCGATGTCTTTGTCTTTACGGTTTGTGAATTTCTTATCGTTTGCTTTGTCATCGACAGGGTCAAGTTTCTTCTCTGCGAGTTGCCAACCTTTCTTCAGGTATTCTTTCTCTTTTGACTTATCGATTACGATTGTCTTACCACCCTTAGAGACCATAGAGTCTTTCTTAGGGTCTTTCATTTGACGTGCTTCGTCAATTTCTACGCTTTCACCAAGAATGACTTGTCTGTAGGCATCCGATAGTGATTTCATATCTTTAGTTCTCATGTTGTTCTCCTACATCCAAAAGAATTTTATTGCACTGGCGATTATCGCAGCACTTATTAAATAAACTACTTTGTTAATGATTGCAACTGTATGTGCATTGGCATCAACCTTTTTTTCTATTTCATCTAACTTGTTTGAGAATCTATTCATTCTGTCGAAGTTATTGTTGTTATTGTTTTCTACTGACATCATTTTCTCTTCGACACGTGCGAGGGCAATCAACGCTTCTGCAAGCTTGTCTATCTTGTTTTCTATACGGTCAAATCTTGCGGTAGAATCTGCTTCTATACGTGCAAGTTTGGTCGCTTGTGTTTCTGTTGCCATCTATTCGTTCCCATTAATCAAGTTATAGTGTTATTTATAAGAGTTTGATTTCTAACTCTATAACTTTCTATCTTATTTTGCCAGTTACTTGGTACTTTCATACCTAGATATTCACTGACTCTTTTTAATTCTTTCTTAGTATCTTCCTTGTTATTGAAAAATAACTCACAAGGGTCAACTAACAAAAAGTCTTCTTCCGTGGGTATTGTATCCATCCACATCTCAAACATCTCTGCTTGTGATTCCCATGGTCTATTCCAAAACTGTTCATGAGCAAGAATTCCGTCTTGAATCATGTTCATACCCGCTTCACGGTCTTCCTCTCTTACCAACTTACACTTTGCGAGTGTCTGTGTATAGTCTAGACTTCTTCTAGTCTTTGAGAGAAATACAATAGTCTTCGTCTCTTCCCAGTCGTTCCAACAATAGTCTGTCCAGAACTCTTGGTTGATTGGAAAACCATACCCATGGTCTAATCTAACATTCCATAGGTCTTTGTTCCATTCTGGTTTCTGAACTTCTCTGGGATTCCCTCTAGTCACTTCTATTTCATGTGACTGGTAATCTTCCCTCTTCAAAAACCATCTTTCGGTATCGGGGTTTTGTTCTACTGGTTTAGATGCAATCTCTTCTAGTTCTTGCAACAACCCACCAAAAAACTCTCCACCACCACCACCACGATAAATTACATTAAGTACTTTCATATATTCTAATCACCAAATCACCTGTGCCTTTAACAACTCGGTGATATTCCATCTTCTGTATACTGTAACTATGTCCTTCTAACAGGTCAAGTGGTACTTCGTTATCCTTCTGTAAACACCACCCATGACCTTCCAGTACATGTACACTTCTATCTTTTAAATCTCTGTGCCAGATTAAATCTTCTTCTTTGACATTTTCCCTAAAAACCCTTATCTTACCATTACTACACTTCAACTCAGTATAAGGTTTTACCAAAAGAAATTTCCTCCCCCACTCAATCCTAATTGTTTAGCATATCTAGGCAATCTACATGCCCAGTATCCCGCTTTTGTTTTGTCTGTCTTATTTGCACAATCATGTCTTGCGGCAAATGACTTACGTGCCTTCGGGTCATTCAACTTGACTTTGAGTCCAGTGGTGTCACCCCAAGATACTTTTTTGATATTACCAGAAGAGGGGTCTTTGACATACACATAGTATTTCTTTGGCCCACCCGCTTTTGGTTTGTTTAGTTCTGGTTGTTTCTCCTCTTCGAAGATACAATCTAGTGCAACATTCTCATTATTAAAACGTGCGAATTTACCAAGGTCACCTTCCATGATTTCCACTTCGTGTGGTTCAATCATTACGTTACCTTTTTCCCACTCTTCTCGAATGTCTCTCCAGTATTTAAAATACGCTTCTGAACCTACTCTGTAAAGATTACTCTCTACTAATCCAGATTCTTGTCCACATTTACAGTGGTCTCCGAATGTCTTCATTTCTGTCCTCAATCTAGGTTCTCTTCTGTTATACTTTTGTGATACAATAGAGAGATTAGATTTGTCATTATTTAATGGGTCATTGTCCTTATGATGAACATCTTTCTCATCTGTAAGTTCTTTTCTTCCCTTTAACATTTTACGAGCGGCATTACGTGCAGCACGTCTTTTCTTTTGGTCAGGGCGAGAATGATAATTCTCATATTCCTTTTTATAATTTCTAGGCATATTATTTAATCGGCACTAGTGCCACTCTACCCTTTTGTTGTTTGGTCTTATCTAATTTATATCTTACAAACTTTGCAATACCATTCACAAAGTCCATTTTGTTATGACGAATATTATTGAACATTTTCTTTTTTAAGTCTCCTAGAACTATATCTAGGGCGTGGTCATCTCCAGTAACTAACATACTCTTTTCTTCAAGTTCATGAAGACGTTTTTCTTCTTCATAGATTGCGGAGAATGTACTGAACTTTTTCATCTAACCAAACTTAGCTGCGAATTTTTTTAATGGAAGGGTATCAAATGCACCAAATTCATCTTCAACTCTATACGCTAATTTACCACCCATAAGTACTGGTTTAGCACTATACATTTTACCGTCTTTCGCTCTTATATTCGATATTTCAGACCCATATAAAGAGAGTCCTTTCATCTTCTTTGCTTCCATGAAGGTTGCTAAATCTTTCATTTACCTAACCTCTTTAAAAGTGCTTGAATACTTCTCAAGTCTTTTGATATTACTTTCTGGAACTTTTGTTTGTCAGATGGTTTCTTCAGTATGTCAAACAACTTGGCAATTTTCTTTGCGTCTTCCTGTGAGATTTTACCTTTCTTACCACCTTCAAACTCAATCGCTCCACCTTTAGGTAGGTCAGATGCTTTACGGATTTGCATTAGTACATTCTTAGATGCAGCTTTACGGTCATCGTCATTCGCTTCAATGTCATCATCCGCAGAGTCTTTTCCTTGTTTAGGCATATCTTTCATTGCGTCACGTTTTGCACGGTAGTTTTCCATGAACAAAGTTACTTCAAGAAGTTTCTTTGCTTTTGTACGGTCATGCCACTTGAAGGTATACTTCTTGGTGTTACCACGTTCCATTGCTTGAACTACATATCCAGTAGGAGTAATCTTAATGATTTTACCTTGTAACTTATCACCACGTTCTGTCTCGTAGAAATCGACTTCTGTACCAACTTTGATTGAACCTTTAGTCTCCGCACCCATACCTTTGGTTGCAAGAGTTCTGTAATTCTCGTGTAAAAGGTTTAGTGCTTCTGAGTGTAGGTCATCCATAGACTCTTTAGCAAACGTAGGGTCTATTTTATACCCGTCCTTTTTCAGTTGTGCGATTTTCTCTTTATTTTTCTTTAAGACTGTCGCTCTTTCGTATCCACCCTTTTCTCTTGTCAATCTGACATGAGTCTTTGGTGACATCATTGATTTTGCTCTGGCAGCCATCTTATCTTGACCGTAAAATTGACCTTCTTTTACTTCAGGTTTCTCGTGGGTGTAACCCTTCTTCTTCAGACGTTCATGGTCTTCAGGTTTCTCTGCCTTCTCTTCTTCACCCGTCTCAGGATGATACATCATATGCGGTTCGAAGTCTTTTCCTTCAAGTAATTGTTTTATTGTTTTCATTATGCTAAATCCTTATCGTGGTTCAGACCACCTTTTTTCTTTTTTACTATGAACGCATTAACTCGTGCGTATCCCCATTGTTGTGGTGTAGTGCCTGGCCTATGACCAGTCTTCCATGCGGCAACTCCACGATTATAAACTTTACGAAGCGTATCAACAGAGATACCAGACTTTTTGGACTTATCTGCTAATGCACCTTCTTCTATATGTTGACAAAATTTATTCATTTAGTCTCCAAATTTTTTGCTTTGGCTCTGGCAAGTCTTGCACGGTCAAGAAGTCCATCATGTTTCTTCTTGTCTCGTTCCTTCTCTGCTTTAATTTTATCCTGTGCGTTTGCAACTGCGTCTTCTTCCATTGGAGTATCTTTCTTGTACTTCTTCAGTAACTTATCAGTACCCTCTTCTCCCGCACCACATGTTTCCTCATATTTGAGTTCTGGGTCAGGGGATTTGAATGCTTTCTTACGCATTATTGTTTTGTTAACAACTTCGAACTCACCGTTCTTCCAGTTAATAACTACAGGTAGATTCAGGTCAGACTGCATATCCTTGAGGATTGCTTCTCTGTTACCCATCTTTTTAATCTTTTTACCTTTGTTCTGTGCCATTTTCTTGAATAGACGTTGTAACTCTGCAATAGTAATTGCGGGTTTGTTACGTTTGTCATTCATACGGTCAGCAAAATGACGTGTAAATTCGATGTCAACATCAAACTTGTTTAGTAGTCTATCCGCAAACTTCTCAAGGTCTTGGAGTTCTTTCTGGGAAACATCTTCTTTGACGCAGTCAGGGACAACCTTACCACCTTTCTTCTTCACACCTACTGCTTTGTACCCATCCCAACAGTCTTCATCATACATATCTTTGAATGCTTTGGTGTACTTGGATGGTTTAGTCTTTGCGGTCTTATCGCCAGGCGCTGGCTTATATGCAGATTCATCATCGTCTGCTTTCTTACCATGTTTCTTGAAGTGTGCATCACGCTTATCTTTGGTAGACTTTTCTAGTCCCTTGTGATACTTAGCGGGTTGAGTACCCTTTTTGTCTTTGATGTCAGGGTCTTGTGCAGATTTCTTTTCTATTAATTCTACTGCATCCAACCACTTACGCATCTTTCTGTCACCACATTCTACGATGACATAGTTTGCTCCAAGGACTGTAATGATACCGACCTCTTCGCTTTCTTTAACAACAACAGTATCACCAAGTTCAAATAACATACCCTTAACGAACTTTTCTCTTGTTTCTGAAAGATGACCCATTTCAATATGACGTTTGAAAGATGTCTCTTCCTTGAGACCTAACCCTTTCCTTACATCATTGAACAACTTACGTGTATCACGGTCAGACATTCCAGATGGAACACCTTGAGTAAACGCTTGATAATCATTGTCCTTTGCGTTCGCACGTTGTTTAGATGCGGACATTCCTTCCACACCTTCTGCGTCTGGGTCTCTCCTTCCCGCAGATACAACATTGATTGATTCAAAGTTATAGAACCCATGACGTGCTTTCTTACCGTTGTATTTGTTCAATAATACGTCAAACTCACGGAGACGGTCTTCACCGACCACCATGGTTATTTTCTTGTATCCTGCATCGTACAATTTAGTAGAGATGTCGAATACATTCTTCACACCCTTGTCAACCATAATGTTACGACCATGTTTTGGTAACATCTTACGTAGGTGTTTTACCTTGTCAGAATATGATAGTGGGTCTTTAGGCCCTTGTGACTGGGATACGTAGACTTTATAGTCCGCACCCTTTGCTTTTTTTGCAATAGTATCTAATACTTTACCGTGACCGATAGTAGGTGGATTCATTCTACCAAATGTAAAATAAACTTCCTTTGCCTCTTCGACTAGGTATGATTTAAAATCTTTAATCACTTTTTTTAGTTCCTCTCTTCCTTTCTAATTCACCTTTGCGAACTGTCGGAAGTAATTTCTTTGCGAGTTTTTGTATCTTAGGTTTCATCTTATCTAGGCGTTTCTCAATTGACGCTCTACGACCCATAGATAAGTCGCCCTTGTCGGCACCCTTAGTGATTTTCTTGAGGAAGGTATTACGTGCTTGTTTCATTGCACGTTTCTTTATTGTGTCCATAGACGCAACTTTACGGGCAGCACGTTTGCGACCCATAGCAATTTTTGCTTTATTTTTCTTGAGCGAACGTGCCAGTTTCATACGTTGTTGCATGTTCAACGCTTCGTCTGGTTGCTCTAGAATTTTTAAGAATTCTTTTAGTCCTATTGGTTTGGACATAGTTTACCTCTTTGGTTTATCCCATCCCTTCAGTATATCTGGACTGAAGTTATTATATGAAAATTCTAAACGGTCAACCAACTTGACCGCATCACCACCTAGTTTGTCAATAGCAACAAATCCCTCTGCACCAGTCTTGACCTTATAACCAGTCTTTGTCTGAACAAAGGTGTCATATGAACTTATGCTATTTAGTTTATTTATAAGTTTCAGTTTTGCAAGCACAATACTTTTTTGTAAATCGAACATTGCAACCAGATTACTCTTATTCTTCGGTGAAAAGAACTTCATAAACTCTTCTAACTTCTTAAATTGTACCATCTTACCCTTTTCGGTACTACGTTTGTCTGCTTCTTTTTTAAATTTCTCACCTAACCACTTAATTAAACCTGTTACATGTTTGTTAGTGTTACCAATTATCTGTTGATTTCTCACAAATGTATTATTGTACTGTTCAATTAGGGTTGCAAGGTCTTTATTATTTTCTAACTCACGTAGTGTAGAACCAGATATCTTATTAAATATCTTACCTGCATTGGACAAAAGTTTGGTTACCTCTGCGGTTTCTTTCTTACTCATAGTCGCACCAGACACGTCACGCAACATTGCGTCCTGTGACCAGACATTCTTAGAGGTCTTGAACTTGGATACATTAACACCATATGATGCTTTCATCGATTCAAAGTCTTTACCTGTGTAGGTAGTATGCCATACAATACCGATTTGTGCCTTACGGACTGTATCCGCTTGGTCATAGGGTACTGCATAGATGATTGTATTCGGGTGAAAGGTTGTATACTTCTGACCATCGATAGTATCCGTACTAACGTCTGGTTTTGAAAACAAGAAGTCACCTTGAATAACACCTTTAATACCAAGTTCTGGTAGATGTTTCAATGCGAGTTTCATCTTGTCTGCAAGGTCACCCGACATTTCTGCATCAATCTCTTGGGCAGACTTATAGATTTTAGGATTCTTTGCAAAGATACCTTTCTTCGCAACAAAGAAGTTTCCATCACTAGGGTCTTGACCACAGAAAATTGCGGGAGCACCGTCCCACTTAGTTGATAGTTTAGCGTCAGTCTGACCCGCCAACATATCACGCAGTTCACGTAATGCATTGATTGCTTGTCGTGTACCATTCACACCACCATAGAGAACCTTGTCCTCAATATGAGTCATGTGGGTGTTCTTCTGTTCTGTTATAAAATCATTAAACTTCATTAGGATACCTTCAAGTGAACAGCGGAATTTTTTGTTTGTGACTTTGCGATACGAACTAGGTAGTCCAGTACTTGTTGTTCCCGACCTTTGATTGCAGTAAATAGTTCCAATACCATGTACTTAGATACGTGCCACTCAAAGTCTTTCTTCTGTAGATTTGCCATGAGAGTTTCTTTACTGTCCTTCTCACTAGTCATTGAATAGTTCTTCCAGAAGTTATCATAGAACATATCGGGTTTGTTCTTCAACATCTGTTCAATGACCTTCTTTTGAGTAAGTGGTCTACCGACAGCATCCTTCATAGCATCACTGATACCACCATAGGATACCTTACCGTGTTTTGCTTTCTTACCTATAATCTCACACTGGAATGTTGGGAATGTTCTGAACTGAATCTGGAATCCACCAGACCCATACAGGTATCCGTCCTTTGCACCATAGAAGTTCTTCTTACCAAAGGTTTGTTTGGTGAACTGAGGTGGAACAAACGGTTTACGGAAATTTACTTGTGACAACTTAGGTTTCTTCCCAATCTTCTTGAGTGATATACCCATTATATCACGAGCGGCATATGCTTTCAAGAGTTCATTGTTAAGTTCTGAGAAACTTTCTGCATCATGAATGTTGTATTTGTTTTCTGCACCACGAGCGACTGCCCATATATCTGCGGGAGTCCACTTGTTTACATTACTGAATAGTTTTTCTTCACGATTGAGTTTCTTGAATGTGTCTTCAAGTTTAGATACCCACTGTGAACCACGATGCCATGTGTACTGTTTCTTCTTCAATACCTTATGGAGAATCCTAGCACCATTGATAGACGATGCAATCCACTGGTCATCACCCAATAGAATCTCAGACATCTTTGCATCAACTTGAGTCTTTCCATATGCCCATTCAAGGTTATCAGGGGAGAAGTTTGTTTTGGGGTCTAACCATAATAATTGTGCATAGACGCATTGTGCAGATTCAGTTGCACGGGTGTTATCCGAACCACCCCCAGAACCTCTTCCACCACCAAACTCTGCGGTCTTTGAGAGTAGACCAAACGCAATCTCTGTACCATCAATTGTCTTGAGTTTTGGTAAACCTTTTTTGTTACCTGTACGTACTGCCTTTTCAATTGCGGGGTCATACTGTAAAACAATCGAATCACCCTTAGTGGTCTCGAATGGTTCACCAGCTTTGTATTTTGTAATGAATAGGTCAGCACGATACGCCCTATCAGGACGTACTATTTCCCCAAAGGTTAAGGAAGTTTCGTTGAGTTGACTAAACTGTAGCATCGATATCCCATAAGTTATAAAGTTATTATAACACTATTTATAACAAAACTGAAGTCGAATTTTCCTCATTGTACTGTTTTATAGTGTTTTTTAATGTATTAATCCAGTTATCACGGTGTTCAATAAACACTTGAGGTTCACTGTTATCAACAGAGATGATGGTAACCAATTGAGTAATCGGCATACCTGTACGTTCTTCCCACATGACGGCATAACCCGCTTCTTGCATGAAGTAGTTCTTGACCCATTCTAGTTTCTTGGGTTTCATAGATGTCTTGTAATCGATGATGGATAGTTTACCATCAAAGATACCCACACAGTCAACACGACCCGCAACACCAAGATGATTGGAGTAGAGAGGTGCTTCTTGTGCATGGACTTTAGTCAGACGTTCATCTAGGATAGGTTTCAACTGATTGAATGATTCAATGATATCAGGAGTATAACCTTCTTTGTAACTAGGGTCATTGTCTACATACTTCTCACATATTTCGTGAACACGTGTACCACGACCAGACGCACGAGTAGAGACACGATTTGCCTCTTCAACACCCACACGTTTACGCCACTTCGCAATAGAATCACGAGACAGAATTGACAGTACTGTAGTAATAGATGGTAGGTTGATTCCTTCGGGTGTTTTGTATTGTCTCCCCGATTCACTTGTGACCGTATCCATTTCAGTCAGTTCAATTTGTTCGTGTATAAAATTCATATTATTATCCAATTTGTATATTAAGTTTATTAAGTTTCTTACCAGTAGTAGTAGACCAACACTATTAACAACAATCAATGCACGGTCTTGCCATAGAATCGAAACCCATAACCACATTGTAACACCACCGATACTAATTGTCAAGTCCCATAACTGTAATCCTTCGATTCCACGCATAGACATTCCTGCAAGTAACATTACAGATGCAACCCACTTGAGATACCAGTCTAAGGTTTGTTTTGGTGTTGCAGACTTGAACCATCGATTACTATAGGTCAATTCCTCTACAGTCGGTACTGATTCAATCTTTTCTATTATTTTTATATTTGACTCATCAATACTTGCATTCGCAAACTGTTCTTTCGATGACATCAAGTCGTTTATGGTATGTGCTTCCTTCATCATTGCTTCGATTTTATCAGCTTGGTCTTTTGATTTACTCACCACGTACTTTCTCCATTCTTCTTACTGACGCAACCCAGTTCTCGTAACTCATTGGTTTACGAGGTTCACCGCAGGCCAGTTTCTTTTTCTTAAATTCTTCCTTGAGAATCTTCTTCTCTTTTGCACCCATAAATGCACCAACCAGACTCAGGACGCATTGACGGAACGAACGTCCGTGGTGCATATGTCCGAGACAGTGTGCAAGTTCATGTAACAGTACATACTTGTTCATCCCAGTAGTAGGACAAAGTGTAACGGTAGTACCGTTAGTGTATCCAGACATTGTCTTACTTCTACGTGACATACCAACTACTTGGGGTTGACCACTAAAGATTTTACCAACATCTTCTTCGACAGATTTCTTCCACAATTTAATCCACGTCTTACTCTTGTAGAGTTTATTTGCGAAATTCTGTGCATCTGTGAGGTTTTTGAAATCAGGAATCTCTGCACGAGATTGGAATGCCCACTCTGATTTGTAGGTCTTTAGTCTCTCAGTATCACGAGAATACTTCGCACCACGATTCTGTTTTGCCTCGTGTTTCAACAAGTAGGTTTCGTAACGCATTTTCAATTGTTCCATTATATAACTCCCTTTTCCCAAATTTCTTCACAGAGAGTTTCTTGCATCTTGAATGCTTCCTTCTCCCAAGGTTGACGGGCATATGCAGTACCGTAACCATACACAGTTCTTTTCCAACGAATCTTACGACTCTGTGCTTTCTTGTCGTAGTAGTCAACCATCTCTTTACGAGCATACTGTTTGACGTGAACCATCTCATGACACACACAAGTGATTAAGTCTTTGAGACTCAGGTTCTTTTCAACCTCAAGGTCAAACAATCGGTCATCTTGTTGCATACACCAACCTTCAACACCCTCAGACTTCAGACTCTTCAGAGTAATCAGGACTTCGAGTTTACGCATCCTTGGCATCATTTTAGCAACACAGTAATCTGCAACCTTCTGGACTATCTCACGTTGGTATTTGTTACCACCAACGATTCCAACGAAGACTTCTTCTGGTTGAACATAGTTTCCCATCATATATTTCTCTCTCAACTCGACTTTACATATACATTATACCAAACTGAACAGGGTTTGTCAACTTATTTTGAAAATAAGATTCCTATAGAAAACAATGACTTACAGAATATTTGGAATTATTTTCAATTTCATCGATGAAATCTTGGGGTATTTCACGGTCAATGATGATAATTCCGATACATCCTGTAGGTGACCTGTCTCTAAACTGACGGGATAGTCTATGTTTCCCTGCAATGATGTCCAATCCACAGGGGATATTGACCCCATACTTCTCATGTAAATGGAAAGGATATGGGACATCTTGAGATTCTGGTTGTACAATCACCTTCTGAACTTCACCATATGAGTCCCCAATTATCTCAGGTTTCCCATGCATTGCTTCCAACCATTCGTCCCCAGTAATGAAGTAGGGCATACTGTTTGACTGTTCTGGTCGGACGTTTATCTCACAGAAGTACCACTCGTCATCCTTGATAAGACCAGTAATCTGACCAATATAGTCACCACCCAGTGTCACCACCCAGTCCAGAATAGTCTTCGCATTCTCTAGTGTCATGTCACGATGTTTGTCAGACAGTTTGTCGTATCCCGCAAAACGAGTCCAGTGAGTAAACCCACCCGCCATCTTTGCAGTGTCTTCACCCATCACTTGTTGATGATGGTAGATAGACCACTTACCACCAGAGACTACAAACTCGACATTAGTCTCAATGTTATCCGAGATGTATTCCTCAATATAGTAATCTGGTTGATTGTTGATAACCCACTGACGATGCTTTTCGGTAAGAACAATTGATGCACTGTCGCCAGCTACACCACTTGTCTTTATTGGTTTAACAACACAAGGTATTTGAAGTTCGGATAGTAACTTTGGAAGTTTAACTCCGAGTTTTTCGATGTGTCCTCTAGTCCAGTGTTTGCGACATTCTAACCATGCAGACTCTTCACTGAGTCCAATATAGTCTAGTTCCCGTCTCCATTTTGGTGGGACAGGGTACATAGGCCAAGAATTGATAATAGTATCGATACCATTATCTTCTACAAATTTACGTGCAACACTTTCACGTTCGGTAACATCGGGGTTATCTAGTAAAGTGATACCCAGTGATTTGTAATATTCTTTTGGGACTCTATGGGGGTGCTTAGGCATACCGTTGGTCACAAAGACTTTGTGTCCAGACTCAGCTAGTATTCTAAGATTGTGGAAATTGCATAGACCGTAATCTATGCATAAAATCCTACGTTTCATTAGATAATAAGTCCACTCGTGTTTTTAATATATGCTTTACGCAAGTCATCGTTAACCTTAGTGACAAAACAAATACTTGAATGGAATATATCAACAGACTTAACATCTGCTTCACCCGTCACACAAATACCATGTGCAAATCCTAAACCTTGTTCGTTACTTACGACCATTCGTGGGTCTTCAATTGTAACTGTTTGTGCAGTCTTTTGAATTGCGGCATACTTACCAACATATTCTCCACTGTTACACATTACTGCAACAACATCATTTGTATCAAAACCTTCTACCATTTTTTTCTCCTATGAAAAATAGGTAGGGGATTTCTCCCCTACCCGATTATATATCAGTTAATTAAGATGCGAGTGCGAACTCTACTGCTTTCTCAACTGCTTTTACCTTCCTAGTTTGATTCGCACCAAACCATGCAGAAGTCAATCTTGAATCTGCTTCCCTTCCCATCTTGTGGTCAGTTAGGTAGGTCACACTATTAAGTGCAGACCACCATGAACCTTCACCAAACTTAGCGCCAGGTTGTGTCTCCAAGAATGAAAACGCTTTCTGTGCATTGTTAGTCAAGTCATTGTATTCCTTAACGTTCACTTCCTGTTTACCTTGATAGGTTCTTGGGAAGACTTCGTTGTAGTACTGAATCAATGAGTTCATGTTGAACTTCTTGGACGCAAGGAACTCACAAGTCTCTTTGTACTGTGCGAATTTCTCGTGTGCAATACCCATTGTCTGTTTTACTGACTCAGGATTAAACGCAGTTCTGTGGTTAAGTGATACAGAGTTTGCAACATTCTGACCCAAAGACATGGACAATGTGTTGTTACATACTACTCTGATTGGAGTGAATCTAACATCAATTGCTTTACCATACTTGTGTGGGTTTGAGAACAAGAGATATGAATCGACTTGGTCGCCACCAAGGATATCGAATGATTCCTTGACTTTCGCAAGTGCCCATACCATTTGACCACCTTTCAGTGAACCCGCAGTATGCATTTCCATATCACCCGCAAGACAATACTCTGAGAAGAACTCAAATGCCTCACTGTTTTGGACTGGATTCCAGTTGTCTCCAACTACATCCAACACCTTATTGTCCGAAGACCTTACCAGTGCTTTTTTCCCTTCAATCTCGACACCAGACGCAGTGGTCATAGTCTCTTTTTCGACAGACCAATCAAGTCCTGCCTGTTGCATTATTTGAGATGGTGCAAGGTCACTCGCAACTTTAGTACCCAGACCGTGCCACGGGAGTTCACCCGCATATGCCATCTGTGCTTGACCATCTATCATTTCTACTTCATGACTCATTACGCCACCTCCAACATAGTTAATGGAACAGAGTATCTACCTTCAGGCAACATAACAATCGCCTTCTTGATATTTACTTTGATTACTTCACCAAGAGTCTTCTTGGTCTTCTGAACAACGTAGACTTTACTACCGACTGTAATCGATGATTTTGCCTTTGTTGCGATTACATCCTTTGCGAATGCAATTACCTCATTCAATTCCGTTGTGGAATCTAGGTTGAGGAGTTCCTGTTTTAGTGTCATACTAATCATAATATATTTCCTTTCAATATTTTGTTTATTAAGTACTTATTATAACAACAAGTACATCAATTGTCAAGCTTTATTTTGCTTATTTTGAAAAAAAGTTTCTAATTCCTTCTTTTCTTTCTTCGTAGGTTTGAAGTGCGGGTTCAAGAAGTACTCCTGTAACAGAGTACCTTTTTTATAACCCTTCATCCTTCCACCCTATCGTGAACTGCAACCGCACCGTAGAACGTAC